GCACGCGCAGCTATAAGATTCGTAATTTAACTCGTAAACAGCTCCTAATTATAGGAGCTTTTTTTTGCTCGTTTCTAAATAACTATACAGTTACATGTGTGGGTTAATTTAATAACCTTTAACAAAAATAGGAGACAGCAAATTATGGATGAAATCCTAAAGAAATTGCTAGAATCTGATTTTTTAAGTGATGAAACTAAGACACAATTAAGTGAACAACTTAAGACTCTCGTACAGACATATCTTAGTGATGAACGCTCAAAGCTTGAAATTGAAGTTCGTGCAAGCTTAACAGAAGAATTTATTACTGCTAGGGAAGAACTTTCTGAAACTGTCAATCAATTGATCGATTCTCGTTTAACTACTGAAATCAATGAACTAAAAGATGATATCAATAAGTTCCGTGATTTAGAAGTTGAATATGCTGAAAAGCTTATTGAAGAGAAAGAAAAGATTGCGAGTGAACTTGGTGTTCAAATCAACGGGTTGGTTGATAACTTAGATTCATTCCTTGAGGTTCGGTTGGATGAAGAACTCACTGAGCTCAAAGATGACATTGAAGAAGTTAAGAAGCTTGAATTTGGTCGTAAGATTTTTGAAGCGATGGAAACAGAATTTAAAAAGTTTCGTAAAACAGATCTTTCTGAAGTTGAATCACAGCTTGAAGAAACACTTGATAAACTCAACGATGCTGAGACAAAATTAGCTGAAATTGAAACCAAACGGTTAGATGAATCACGAACCATGAAGCTTAATGATCTCTTGGGTCCGTTGAGTGGAAATTCTCGTGAACAGATGAAAATTATTCTTTCTAACGTTAAGACTGAAAAGCTTGAAGAAGCATATAACATTTACATTTCACGCATCTTAAAAGAATCAGTCATTGAAAAGAAAGAAACTCTTCCTCTAACCAGTCAATTGACTGAAGAAAAGCAAGAAACTAAAGTTTCACGGTTTGTTTCTGGTAACGAAGCTGAAGTTGTAAAATCATCAGATGATCAGCTGTCTCGACTTCAAGTATTAGCTGGTGTGAAATAATCATTTAACTCTAACAAGGAGCACAAGATGCAAAATTTATTTGAAAATTGGCAAGAAATTAAAACAGCGTTGTTAAAAGATCTTTCACCACCTAAAGCTAAGATTGTGTCTGTCCTGTTGGATAACCAAGCTAAGTATCTCGTGGAAACAGCGGGTGGTGATGTAAGTTCTGTGGGTAACATCGGAAACTTTCAAAAAATCATTCTTCCGATGGTCCGAAGAATCATTCCTGGAACAATCGCGACAGAAATTGTTGGTGTTCAACCAATGACTAGTTCGACTGGTGTTGTGTTTTCACTTCGTTTTACATACAAAAACGCGGCCACAACCATTGAATCTCCTGGTGGTGATATCGCGGTTAATGATGAAGTGTTTGGTAATACTTCAGCGACGGCTCCTTACGCATCAAAAATGCGTCGGTTCTACGCTGGTGGTGTGACTCCCGGTGCCTCGGGTGGTCTTTACGATCCTCTGAGCGGTGTTAACCTCGGTGGTGTGTATGCTCCAGCTGCTCCTTTCACGCTAGCATCTTCTCCTCTAAGCGGTGAAGCTGGTGATGTGATTGACATGGAATCTTTTCCAGGGCGTGCGTTAGGAATCCAAGTGTTACGGCAAGCCGTTGTCTCAAAGACTCGTCGGTTACAAGCTAAGTGGACGATTGAAACGATGCAAGATCTTTCATCGAATCATGGAATTGATCTTGAGTCTGAGATCACCCAAGCTCTTTCAGCTGAGATCGTTCAAGAGATTGACAATGAAATTGTTACCGACTTGATTCGTTTGGCTGGAACAACTGAAACGTTTGACATGTCTGGTGCTTTTACCGGTGTTCCTCATTATGTTGGTGATCGTCATGCTGTGATTGGGATCTTAATCAACAAAGTAGCTAATGAGATCGCTGCAAAAACAAGGCGTGGATCTGGTAACTTTATCGTGGTTTCACCCCAAGTTGTTTCTGTTCTTCAATCAGCCGCAACTTCAGTGTTTGCTCCCGCTGTGACTGGTTCATTCGCCGGTCCAAATAACACCCGTCTCGTGGGTACACTGAACAACCTGATCAAGGTTTATAGCTTCTTGTTCAATGCTTCATTTGGCACGGTTGCTGCTGGTTCACCGATTCCAGGGGGTGCTACGGCAACGTCTGAAATCGTTCTGGTGGGTTATAAGGGTGGTAGCGGTGAAGTTGATGCAGGATATTTTTACTGCCCATACGTTCCATTGATGACTAGCAACACCGTTATTGACCCAAGCACGTATAACAATCAACTGATGGTTATGACTCGTTATGGTAAAGTTACATTTATCGCGAATAACACGTCACTGGCCAATTCAGCAGACTACTACGGTAAGATCGTTGTTAACAATCTAACCTTCCTGTAAAAAGTAGTTAAAAAGCATCAATCTTTACAACGGGCCCTGAAAATTTCAGGGCCCGTTTTTTTGCGTTAACATCTTAATCAATCAGATTGTGATAAATGTCTAACCTGTCATTATTTAGATAAAATATATCTTTAGATTGATAAAACTAGCTAAGATAAGAAATCATGATTGAAAAAGTTTCTTGTGAAATTTGTAAAAAGATGTTTAAGATTTTAACTCAGACACATCTTCAACTGCATGGAATGACACGAAAAGAATATGTTCAGCTCTTTCCTAACAGCTTATTGATTTCACCAGCCGTATCAGCAAAGTTATCATCTCACGCGACCCGATTAAATGCGACACGAGATTATAGTGAAATGGGTAAAAAGATCTCGTTGACAAAGCGACAACGATCACTGCCGGCTCATAATAAAGGAATCCCCAGTTCAGCCGAGACTCGTAAAAAGATCGCCGATGCAAAGAGAGGAAATAAAAATCGGTTGGGTGCTATTCTCTCTGATGATACCAGATCAAAGATCTCAAGATCTTTGATCAACAGAGCACAAGAACCAGATCGCGTTCAAGCTCGTGATCTTAAACACCAACAGGTTGAAAAGCATCGCCAAGACAAGTTGATATCCCGGTTTATGAGATTTGAACAAGCAGCCTTGACAGTTAATCTTAAGTTGCTTTCAATCAATTACAAAGAACGCGTTGTTCAATTACGGTGTCTTGCTTGTGGGCATGAATTCACCCGTACAAAACAAGCTGTTGAAGATTATAAAGTTACCAAGACCCGGTGTCGAGTTTGTAACCCCACCGCTAGAACATCAATCGGACAGCTTGAGGTCTTCGATTTTATCAAGGGCTTGGGTGAAACTGTGATAGCAGAAGATCGAACGGTGTTGGGAGGAAAGGAGATTGATATCTATCTTCCTGATCATCACCTGGGAATCGAGTACAACGGGCTTTATTGGCATTCTGAGCTTAATACCAATCAGCCAAAGCATTTATTGTGGAAACAACAGTTTGCATTTAAACAGGGTGTTCGATTGATACACCTGTTTGAAGATGAATGGCGAGATCAGCGAGAGATTGTTAAATCACGGCTTCGGTATCTCTTGGGAAAACAATCAACAAAAATTTATGCACGGAACTGTGAATTGATTGAGGTTGATAGTCATCAGCGTGATTTATTTCTGACGTTGAATCACATTCAGGGAAAAGATGTTTCAGGGATTCGTTATGGTTTAATGTATCATGGTGAATTGGTTAGCGTGATGACATTTAAGCCTAGTTCATTCATCAAAGGGGGCAACGGAGAAACTTGGGAATTGAATCGGTTTGCATCAAAGATCAACATAACGGTGGTTGGGGGTGCGTCTCGGTTGTTTAAGAAGTTCTTACGAGACCATGATCCGCTACGCGTGGTAAGCTATGCAGACTTGCGTTGGAACACCGGTGGGATCTATCAGCGCCTGGGATTTAAGTTTTCTCATCGCTCACCCCCAAACTTTTGGTACATGGATAATTATACACAGCGATATCATCGAAGCAAGTTTATGAAATATAAGATTCTTGAATCGGCCGATGATAAGTTACTCACTGGATGGGAAATCATGCGTAAAAACGGCTATGATCGCATCTGGGATTGTGGCGCGCTTGTTTACAACTATACAAAGTAAACGGGAACCAAAGATTTTCTTGGGTTCCCGTTTAACTCTGATGCTTTTTGTTGATTAGCTAATTGATGTACCGGTGCTTACTACACGGATTGGAATGTAGATGAATTCAACGGCTTTTGCTGGTTTTAATGCAATATCAACCCATAGTTCATTGCGATCAATTCGCACGGGTGTGTTGTTTGAAAGATCGCAAACAACAAAGTAATCGTATAACCCTCGTCTGATCATGATGTCTTGTAAGTATGAATCAATCATTTGCTTGATCGATTCACGGGTGATTCGATCATTCAGTTCAAAGAGATACGCTAGCGCAGCCTTGCGAATGTCTCGCTTGATCTTAATTAACATTCTCATGACATTGATTCTGTCAAGCGCGGATGTTAGGCTATAAGATGTTTTTTGGCCAAAGACCACGATTCCGCGTCCCGGAAAGAACGGAATGATGTTAACGTTCTTTTGGAACTCATAAAGCACGTCTCGCTGTCCTTGACTTAACGGTGTTGAGTTAAATGTTGTGGCTGTTCCGAGAGTTCCACTGATGTATCCTACATCAGCGACACCAGTAACAACCCCTCGTCTAAATCCGGCGGGTGGGAACCAGACCTCTGAAACGCTATCACTGTAAGCGATTGTTTTCAACGCGACACCCGATGCCGCAACAAAGACATCTGAACCATCAAGGTTTGATGCGATCGCGTGGGGGTAGTAATACGCTACGTTTTGACTCCGTTGTCGTTGAATGGAAAGTGACCAAGTCGCTGTATCTTCGGGAGTTTTATTAAACGGGGTGTCAGCGATCACAAAAGCTTCTTCGTTGATTGCTTGATTAAGATTCAAGAGTTCATCGATCACCTCGTAGTAACCAGGACAAAGAATCAAGTTATATTCATAGATATCAGACCGAACAGTCTCGTTGAGGTTGATTGCACCCTGAAGGGCTGTAACGATTGTTTGACGCTTCGCGGCATCGTTGGCACCCAGCGGATTGGTTTGAGTAACGCTTGTCACGTTAAATGTAAACGTGTCAGTAGCGATAAACGGTGTTGAACCAGCGTTAACGGTGAAAGCGACAATTCCGTTGTTATAAAGAACTCCCACGGTACCAGTTCCTTGGGGACCAGACACCGAGCCTGAAACGGAGAACGCTGTGGGACCACTAAGAACGACTGTCCAAAGTTCAGCCACGATTGTTGCTTGATTCAATGAGATGCTTGTTAAGTTACCGTTTCCTGTACCGCTATAAATTGGGGTGGCCGCTGAGAACGTAACGATATCACGGTCAGAGGTATCAATGTTTGCCCGAACAACGTAGGCGTAACTTAAGATCGTAAGCGCTTGATTTAAGGCGAACAAGCCGTATTCATTTCTGCTATCACCGTGAAGCGGTGCACCGCTGGTATCGGTTCTAAAGTATGGAATTCCATAAGTTTGAACAGATTGGTTGAGCGACGTAATTGTTCTAACGATGCTATGTTCTTTCGCTCCGGGAGCAGCTGTTACACCGTCTACTTGTTTTTTATCAGCTCGAGTAGCGATAAAGAACAACGGAACAGTCGTCGCTGACGCTGGAATGTAAAATGATTCATCGATGATCGTGACGGAAACTCCAGGACTCACGAGAGTAGGCATGTTTTGTTCTCCTAATAATTAACTCAATATAGATTGCGATATACTATTTACATTTATATCGTTTTTTGAATCAAAAAATGATGATAAATCTAACCGATGAAGCTAATGATTGATTTGTTCTTTTGC